ATTGAAGATGTCACTTCAGGACAATATCAAGCATTCTTGGAAAATTTTTACATTGGCTTGTTAGGCGACGATAGCGTCACTTTCACTTTGCCATTTCCAAATATAGGTAATCTGGTCTCTGACCATATAGCTCTTTACGGTTTCGAGGCACGTGACATGAAAACTTGGGTTCACCCCAAATTCATCACTTTCCTTGGCCAACGTGTTTATCCTGTGTTGAATGGTAAAGAAAAGACCATTGCATGGGGGCCTTCAATCGGCAGGAAACTATTTAAATTGGGTGTAGCTTGTGACATACAAGATGCCCCGTTACAATGGTTGAAACAAAATATGGTGGCAGTGACTAGAACTAGTCCACATGTCCCCATCATTTCCGATGTGGCAAATAAAACTTTGGAACTTCTCCAGCATGTGAACCATGATGAAATTATGGTTCAGAAAGCAATAGAGGAAAAATGGGCTTATAAAAGAGCCATGCTTTCAAACGATGTATTAAAAGCTGATTGGTCTAGGATGTCACGACACTTGGAAGACATTTATGATTTTGACATCTCAAAATACATCAAATTGCTTGGAGATTTAGATCTAGTAAAGAAACCAACAATTATTCTAAACCATCATTGGATACATCGAATGGTGGAATTAGACACTGGTGGATAAAGATGGTTGGTTGCGTTGCTGTTGACTTAGTGAGTATGGGGAAACATTGACTGATGATAGTGCCTACTTGAAAATAACACACTCAGAAGGATCCCGTTATTTTAAACTATCAGTTTCAAATGCCCACAAAACGAAATCAAAAGCAACAAAAACCAAAACCCAAAGCAAAGAACAGTAAACGATCTCCATTACCAAGACCTCGAATTCCTGATCGAATCATTAACACATCTAGGAAAGAGGCTACTCCTTGGAATCGACAAACAAAAGCATTGAACAGTTTGATCGTTGGAATTGAGGACAGGTTTCATGCCTCCCTCTTGGCCAACGTATTCGACCCTTCTCTTCCTTTCCCTTTACCTGGCCCAAATACTGACCCGTATTCAAGTTCACTTGGAAACGCTGGAGCTACTACTCTTGCCCTTGGCAATGTCGTCTCGAACACAAATGGCGACCCTTTTGTCAATCAAGAAAATAGAGGTTCCACTTTTCCAAATTACACAGCGGGTGGTTCAGGTATCGGTAGGTATGCTAGGTTTTCTGGCAAATCAATTTCTACTCTCGAGACCGTTACAGACGCTAATGGCGCTCTTGAGATTTGGTTTTGTCACGATCCCTTCAATATTGACACGCCAGTCATAGCTTTCGTGCCTGCAACGGACGGAAATTACACCGGAATGGTTAGGCTACAGAGTCTTGGATGGACTTCCAACCCTTACCCTTTCGAGAGAAATTTCTACCCAGAGGCCGGAAACAGTCCTGGATTGGATATTGATAATCTAAACCTATATTACGAAGGAGGATCCATGCTCCATGTGCATACTATAAACAAGAACGCCTATCTGACCGTCAGTTACCAAACAAGAACTGGGGATAATACTCAAGACCGTTTTGTTGACCAAGTCAATGAACTGTGGAGTACTGCAGATCCTGTTTCACCTCTGACTTTGACAGATACACCCACAATGGCTCGTGGAGCCATAAGTATGTACACTGGAACAACATGGAGTATGGGCACTAGGATGTCATCCGCAATAAGTGATGAAGACGGCAGTAAATATGCCTATTCAGAATATTTCCGAAGAACTTGGGCATTAGGTGCACCTTGGATTCGCGCTTTAGTTCGAACGACCGCTCCATCGGCCGTTTCCGCTCCTGTGCAATTCAGCATCTCTTTGCTTTCTTGGAATGCGACTGCTCCCAAACATGCCAGTACTTCCGCTTCAATGCCTTTTGAAACCATCCCGCTTTCCTGTCCAACTTGGATGCGACCACTTCGAACACGTGGTTCCGTATACAATGGCAATGATAGTGTTACCACTAACATTTGGAAGCGACAGCTCCGTACCATTGAAACTTCAATGATACCCACAACCCCTATGACTCGAGCTCTGGTTTCAAACCCTACTGTTCTTCCAAAAGTTATCTCTCACTCTACAGGCGATTCATCTTCTAGCAACAAACCACATCATTGGTACGACACTTTGTCTAGCATAGCTAACACTGCCACGTCCGTCCTGCCCTGGTTGATGAATATTGGAAAAGCCTCCCGGTCTGCAGGGCCGGTAGTGACTGAGATAGCCGAGTTAGCGCCGTTGTTACTAATGTGATAGTTCTTGCAACTTGAAACTGAAGGCCGCACCTTCCCATCAAGTTCACAACAACGCAGCCAACCACCACCAGCCCCCGGGTTCGATTTGATAGTTTAGAACGTTAGATAGGCATGTCTAATGTTTGTTTCCAAACAATCAACCCTGATTCAGTACTAAAGGAAAATTTT